GTTTTTTTCCTACATCGATAGAAAGACCTTTCACAGCCACTTGTGCCCAATAGCCTCTTGGAGACCTGAAAATCGCTTGTTTGCAATGAGCCAATGCATCTATGGCTTCTTGATCTCCATCTGGAGTATCATAAAAATCCACTACGACACCAGACACGTTTACGTCTGCAGATACGGTATTTCCAAAAGTCGTGACCACCCTTTCTCTACCAGTCGTAATATGGTCTGTAGCGTCAGCCTTATACGTCGGAGTAAAATCAGGTCCAGTGTCACCTTCGTTCCACGCAATAGCAGCTCTATTGTCGAAATTCTTTCCCCAATTCCATCTGTAAAGACCAGGCGTCTCAAAAATAGGCTCAAATACTTTAGACCAAGTACCCCATGTGTCGCCTTTGTCAATGGAAGCGAAAAGTCTATAGCTAACTCCGAGGGGAGGAATAACGCTATCGATGTTTTCGAACTCGATAAGTCTATCTCCATGACCTCGATGAATGACTAGCCATACCCTAGTCCCTTCAGGAGCAGAGACGTGAACTGTCGCATTTTTGTCGACAGTGACAATCGGTTCGAATGCAATCCCGTGACCTGCATTGTATTCAACACTCATTTGTTGAGATACAGTTACGTTGGCACCGTCTGAAGTGGTATAATCAACGATCACTTGAACATTCTGGCCATCCTCAGGTATGGACTTAAGTTCGCTCATTGGGACTTCCAATGTCACATCGGCATTCATACCATTGAATGTATACGTATCAAGTATCCCATTAATGGTCAGCTTTATGTCGTTATTGTCTCTCTTAAGATCTGAAGATACTCCGATTCTCAGACCATCTGGAGCAAACGACAGATCACTCAAAGACACAGTCGGATTCCAGACTATAGGAAATCTTCCAGATGAAGAGCCACCATGTGCAATCACATTAGCTTTGCCCCAGTTCTTAGAGAACCTTCTGACTTCGAATTCAATATCGAACCTGTCGTATCCGTCTAATGACAGTTCTAGAGACAATTCACGTGTTTTTCTGGGAGACTCAGAAGAATTTACGTTAGGTTGCCATATAGCTCCCCAACCATCATTAGAACACGCTTCTGAGACTATATCAAGCCAGTCGGAAGCTGTAAGCGTAGAAGAATCGTGAGATCTGTACCAGATACGGTATCTAAGCTGATAATCGACTCCTGCGCACAACCATGCCATGCGGTACTTTACAGTGCCATTCGATTGTATTCCGCTTGACATTGAGCCATTTACGAAAAGACCCAGACCACTTGGGATCGGGAGATCATTGCCGTAAGCCTCTGTTGGAAACATGTGAAATAGCTGGTTGGCAGAAGAGCTTTTCTCTGTCCTCACGGGTACTGAAATATCACCTGCATATGCATCTGTTGTATCAAGCACGAGATTCGTGCCAAGCTTTGAACGGACTTTGTAGACTGGAAAGAACAGCCCATTGGCTTTGCCAGTGCCGTAGGGGATTATTAGCCACCTTTGGTTTGAGCCGCTATTCCACTCATGTTGCATTACTTTTTGCCCAGATACAGGTTGAGCTCGGAGTACGTCCATGACTTTTCCGTTGCTTGAATTAGAGATTCTCTGAGTTTCGTCGTCAGAATTCGTACTAATCCCCCACACTCCACGGTTATCGTCAGAAAGTGGCCATGTACGGAGCAATGCGTCCTCTGCATCAGAGGGTACGTCAATGCGAATGGAATCATCTCCAGCGGCATATGCTCTGAATTCGTATGTACCAGTAGGCAAAACATCCGTCTTGACCAAACAGAATCCATGCTTAAAGCCTGAATAAGTGGGCGTATGCATAGTGAACCTTGCAGTGCCGCCAGGTCCAGAGCCAGATCCTGGAGTCTCAGTGGTGCCGAGCACTTTATCAGTCCATGCAGTAAGACGGAGGTCATACACTGTGTATTGAGAAGAACCGATGGTTTTCTTTTTTCCTGTATCCACAAGCTCCCAGAGTTGAGCCTTCGATCCGTTCGGAGTGAACTGATTCACTTCATTTCCTTCTGCGACAGAAGTAGCTGCGTTTGTTACATCGAGAGCCATTCCTGTAAGAGGAAACCATATATTCGGTTCAGAGACTTGCACAAACTGTGCATCCGTTTTATTCCTTGAATGCAATACAACAGAGACATAAGACTTATCTTGAGCTCCGTAGCTGTCAACAGCGTAACTCGGATTATCTGCCCAAAGCAGCTCATATGTACCATTATTGACGGACATTACAGATCAGCCTTTCTCTTCAGTTCTAAGAGAAAATCTCGAGTGACATTTCGCATATCGTCGTCATCGTTTATTCTCGCATTATTGACATACACGTTTATAGTCTGATTTTGAGTCTGGAAAGCACCTTGATATTCTCCGTTCACACCAGCGAATCCTAGAGCACCGAATTGATTGACCTTCAGCTCTGGTGTGACGGGAATAGTGTAATCTCCACTGAGCGAATCCGCAATCTCCCCTCCGATATCGCTCACTCGGTTAAATACGCCTGTAACGCCATTGTTAATGCCCGTAAGGAGCGACTTCATGATAGCCTGACCGTTCGGTATCAACAGCTTAAGGTCATACGGAATTGGACCCTTAAGGCTGGCAATGGTATCACCAATACCGCCGACAAAGTCGAACACGCCTTGGACACCACTGGTGATGCCGTCAAGAAGACCCTTCATGATTGACTTGCCAGCATCAAGCAGGAGCGTACCGAGGTTTCCAAGGGCATTCAAGATTCGTCCAGGCAGTCCTCGCATGAATCCGAGAACGCCATCAATGCCAGAGCTCACACCACTCTTAATGCCTTCCCAAGCACCGCTTAGGAATGAGCTAATGGCGTTCCAAGCACCGATCCATACCCCTTGAATTACTCCAAGAACAGATGAAATCACGCCTTGAACAGCCTGAATTGCTCCGGAAATAACACCCTTAATACCGTTCCAGATGGAGCTTGCAATCTGTTGAAGACCGCTCATGACACCATCCCAGTCGCCCTGAATTATGCCAAGAACGACCTGAATGACACCTTGAATAACGCCCATTACCGTCGAAACAACAGCTTGAATGGCGTTCATGACACCTTGTATGGTACTCTGAATAGATGGCCATACAGTGTTAACAACACCCATGATAAAATTCATGGCATTGACGAGAATAGGCTGAAGTGCAGCCACAACCTGTGTGAGCAGATTGTAGATATTCGTAATTGCGGGCATCATGATTGCAGCAATGTTCGTAACATGCTGGACAACCATTGTACCAATCTGGATAATAATCGGAATAATGGTGTTCAACACGGGAGTCAACACTGCAGTGAGCGTAGAACCCACCTGAGAGAAAAACCCCACCATAGCAGTCACCATGGGCAGCACGTTAGAAGCTATGGTGCTTCCCAGTTCCTGGAGCGCAGACACGAATGGCGCAATGTTCGACTCAATAGTCGAACCAACATTCGTGATAGCTGTCTGGACTGTATCGAATACATCTGCCACGGAAGTCGCAATGGGGTTAATCTGGTCGAATGTGAGTCCCATCGCCTGACCGATGGTCTGGATAGCAGTCCACACTGCATCTCCAGCAGTGGCCACGCGACCAGACTCAGTTTCGAACTCAGCAATACCGTCCGAGATATCGGAGATAACGTTGCCGATAACGCCAATGGCGTTCGGTACGGCAGATATTGCATCGGTGAGACCGTTGATGGCTGCGGTGGCTGCAGGCTTAATCAGGTCAAGACCCTGCGCCATCAAGTTAACACATGCGGCTTCAAGGTTTCCGAATGCTCCTTCCCACGTCGTGGTAGCGGTAGCCGCCTCACGTGCTACGTCCGTAAGACCGAGATTCAGGATTGCGTCATTGAACTCGTCTGCGGTGATCTCTCCAGCAGCCATTGCGTCTCGGAAATTGCCAGTGTAGGCTCCTGCTTCAAGCAATGCTTGTTGGAGCTTACCAGAAGCTCCTGGGATAGCATCGGACAGCTGGTTCCAGTTCTCGGTAGTGAGCTTGCCCTGACCAGCAGTCTGGGTAAGAACCATACCGACGGATTTATACGTATCGGCGGTACCACCAGCAACTGCGTTCAAGTTGCCAGCAGCTTCAGCCAACTTCTCGTAGTTCGGGACGCCATTGGAAGCTAGCTGTGCCGTGATATTTCGAATGTCAGACAGACCGTACACAGTTTCGTCTGCGTACTTCTGCGTAGAAGCGGTGAGCTCTTCAATCTTTGAAGCGTCAACACCTGCGAAGTTCAGAGTCTGTGTGAACTTCTGGGTAGAGTCAGAAGCCTCAATGGCTTCAGAAGACAAATCGCTCAGAGCGCTGATAGCAGTCTGAGCCATGTCTGCAATAATATTACCGAAAGCTGAAGACTTAACCGACTGGAAGAAGGTGGAAAACTTGCCTCCAGCACCTTCAGCAGAATCTCCAAGACCTCCGATGTCGGATTTAGCCTTGGAGGTGGCAGAGCCCAGTCCAGACGCATCGCCAGTAATCTTGACCATCAATGTATCCAGAAGCATGTCTGCCACCTCCTTTCGTTATCTAGAAATCGTCCCGTTTTCCCCGTATACCTCGTGAAATTTCTTCTTGTCAGGTTTTGGGTCGGAATCTGGATTGTAGAACAGCACTGCTTGGTTGTAGAAGAAGGCTACTTGTGGCAGCGTTAAGCAATCGAGCAGGTAGTCTAGCGTCCAATGATAAACTAGGCAGACCTGAGCGAACATTCTCCCTAGGTCTACTTCTTCTTCATAGCTCGACGCTGGGCTCGATTCGGAGTAAAATTTGCAGGCGTCTCGCCGTCTGCCACCTCACTGTTGTCGCCACGGATACACTCAGCGACAAAGTCAAGAATGGCAGAGAACTGAGCATTGGTGACGTTGTCCATCACCCAGTCGAAGTCTGCAGGCTCACCGTTCTGGTCATTGCCAAGAACGTCAAGCAGAGCCTTCATCTCCTTCTCGTATGCCTCATACTTCTTGGACGGGTCGTTCTTAATCTCATCGGAAGTAGCCCACGCACCGATGCGAATAAGCTCGGTAGTCTTACGTGCAGGCACCTGAGAGATGTCGAACTGACGTCCTGCGATCTCAAGAATCTGCTCCTCAGGGACAATCTTGTCCAGATTGAGGTACTTAGCCATAGCCGTTAGCCTTTCTCTTTAAACCGAATAAAATCGTTTAGAAGAGCGAAAAATCGTGTTTTAAACACCAAAATCGTCTTAAAAACACGATTTTTGCGCTTAAAAACACTACATCTGGTGGTCTTCAATAACGAACAGCTGGTCGCCAACAGCACGGGAAGTGTCCTCCGTACCCACAAGGGTAATCGGCACAACATCCGTCTCGTCGGCGTCGTCAGCTTGGAATTCGATCTCGATGCCAGAGTCTGCAGTAGCCTTGTATACCGTAATGGAGAACTCGCGACCGAGACTGTCGTAGTTCGTGATACGGGCAACAGCAGCGTCGAGCTGCTGAAGACCGCCAAAGCTCAATCGCTTATACGCTGCAGGCGTATACTTGTAGGACACCTGGACAACGGAACCATCCGTAATCACAGAGGAGCCGCTCTTACGAGCGATGCAGGTGTAGCCGTCGGAGTCGAGAGCAACGATGTAGTCAGTGTCCTCGGCAGCAGCAGAGCCACCCTTCTTCTTGACGGAATCGATGGTGACAGCATTGCCATCACCCATACGATGATCCAGTCGAATGAACGTGGTACCCTTGAGCGTGTGCTCCTCATTGGTGACCGTCTGCTGAGAACCTGCAACGGTCTCTAGCTTGCTTACGCCACCCATATAAACTGCAAGCGTGTCGAGGTTAATCTCCATGAGGTTCGCCTCGACCTTAGCGGTCTGGGTGCCAGCACGCTCAAGAATAACACCAGCATTATCGCTGGTAATGATGACCTTGTCTCCAAGTTCGTGGGTGAAGTGGACGCCAGTGAGCGCACCGACGTCTACCAGGCTATCTAGAGACTTACCAATCTCCAGTCGACCAGAGCCAAAGCGGATAGTCTCGGGATGCTTGACTGTAGTCTGAGCCATGGTTGCACCATCCTTTCTAGTAGAACGTGACCTTGAAGGTCATAGGGGAATACGGAGTTTTGACCTCAGTATCCCATTCTGTGGACGAATTAACGTATTCGATGTAGCGAATACGGTCTTTCTTGTATCTGTGGAGAAGCTCTTTAAGCGCACCACATGTGCTCTGGAGCTCAGACTGGGTGCTTGCGACAACCGTGAGCTGCCAGCTGGAACGGGAAATCGGGGCTGCATCGGCTTCAATGTCATCAACGAGCGAATAGTGAATGGCAGGAAGGTCTGGCGAATTCGGCTCGTATGAGGTGGTATCTGGCAGCTCGCCAGGATACACACGTGACCCCACCTTAGAAGCCATCTTAGCGTCGCTAATGATGATGCTCCTGAGAATCTCTCCAACGTCAAACTGTGTAGCTGTTGCCATGTCAGCCATTTACGCTCCTTGACTGGCAAGCATCTGCTGCATTGCCCTCTGGACTTGATTCTGGATGCGCTGCTGGTTCTCAGTCAGTGCAGGCTGGAGGTATGGACGACCCTTCATTCTAGCTGTCCCCTGCTCAACGTATTTTGCATACGTAACGTCTGTACCGACAAGTACGCCACTGTCAGATTCAGGCTCCATGTGGATGGAACGGGAAAGCGTACCAGTCTTCTTCGGCACTCGACGCTTGGCAGAGTTGACGACAGTGTTCGCTCCCGCCATCAAAGCCTTCAACTCAGTCGGCATTGCCTGTTCACCGATGTAAGTGAACTTGGAAAGCACCTGAGCAGTCTTGCCAGAGTCAAGATATACGCTCACTCCAGGCGTGTTCTTAGCCATTAATACCACCTACTTACAGGTATCTCGCTGACATCGGATGACTGGTTAGGAGTGCGCTCCTGGACGAGATACGGCTCACTGTCCATATGGTCGATGACCGCCTTCCATCCGATTTTAATTTCCGGGTGGGTATCTGCGATGAGGATGCGAACGAATCCCTCCTCGGAGCCATAGCTAGACTGGGTATTGCTTGTCTTAGCTAGGTTTCGATTGCCCACTGCGCATGGAATATCGGTCAGAGCCTCCACTTCCTCGAACTTGTCGAGAATTTGACCTGTGGAGTCCTGCTCTTTAGTCGGCTTGTAGAACGTAACTGTATGGTCAAAGTAGCCTTTCAGCATGTCCTGCCAGCCATTGCCTAGGAGTTTCATGCGAGAGCCTCCCACCACGGACGCCAATGCGTAGGTAGCTGGGGAGTAACCACATTAGCTACGCCACACACAATGGCGTTAGCTGCGTCTGCATCAGCCTTAGCACGGAGAGCGGCTGCGGAAGCTCGAATTGCCTCCGCAGTCGCTTGTCCGTTCGTAGTGACGTCCAGAATAGTCAGCACCTTAAGCGTGTACGCTGCATTGGCGGCAATGGCATCGAGCGCATCAGCAGCAGCATAGTAAACGTTGCCGTTGCTCAGCTCTAGGAACGACTCCATCTCATCATCAGTGAAGATGTAATCGTCAGCAGCCTTGTCTCCCGTGAGAAGCCGAACTAGCTTCACTTTGTCAGCGTACTGTCCCATGGTGCCTCCTTACGCGCCCACAGACTTGAGAGCGCACTTCGGATCAATGACCGTACCGCCCATGACGTGGCGCACCTTGTAGCCGATGGCATCGTGGTCGAAGTCGCCAGCTATAGCGCCAGCAGAAGCGCCGCCGACAGACATAGCATTCGGAGACTTCATGAACAGCTCGGGAGAGCGGTGACCACGGAGGAATGCAAACTCAACAGCACCACGAGCAGCAGACGGGTCTGCGAGCAGGTAGTAAGCGTCGGAGCCATGCGTCTTGTCGAGGACGGGGAGGTAGTGGTTGACGACGAGCTTAAGCTTGCCCTTCAGCCAGTTATTCGTACGCATCTGGAAGGACTCACTACCACCGTCCCATGCAAGGAACTCAGAAGCATTGAGGATGTTGTTTGCAGTGACCTCAAGTGCAGGAGGAACCATGAGGATGGCAGGACCGACCATGATAGGCTCCCCATCGTCGTCCACCTTAGCGGTGAACTTCTCGATAGCCTTCTGGAGGTTCTGAACCGTGAGCGGATTGGACGACATGAGGTTGTCATGCTCAGAAGAGAAGAACGTGCTGTCCATGAGAAGCTTGGTGGCCTCTCGTTCCTCGGTACGGCGAGCAGCCTTGCCAAAGCGCGTAGGCTGGTCGGTAAGGAGGGACAGATCATCGTCGATCATAGCCTCCCAGGAGATGTCGAAACGAGCACCAAACTTCTTCACAGAGAACTGAAGCTCAGACTCGCGACGACCAACAGACTTGTACTCGCCAAGCTCGTCAACGGTCTTAAGCGCAGCCTCGCCACCGTCCATAGCATAGCGCTTGGCAGGACGGAAGTCTGCCACCTCAGAGACCTTAGCCCACTGGGTGTAAGTCTGGGGAGCCTCAGCGTAGGAAGCGAGAATCTGACGGTCAAGCAGGTCTCCGAAATAAATCGGGAAGTCGCTGGTGGTCAGTGCCTCCTGGAAGCGATACATATCCAGCTTGTTGCCGCGCTGAACAAGATTCGCGACAAGATTCGCAGCCTCAGCCAGATTCTTGTTGTACTGCGGATTGTTGCGAGGAGTGATCCTCATACCCTCGCCACCAAAGAGCTTATCTGCAGTCGCAGCCTCTGCATTGATAGACTCTACAAGCTCAAGAAACTCAGCCATTATTCACACCTTTCTTTACGCAGCCGGGTTGGCGAGGCCGAGGCAAAGCAGCACAGGAACAACAATGTCCGTGCTGGAATACGTGACAGCCTCAAGCGCAAAACCAACAGGGACAGCCTTAGAGCCACCCTTAGGAGTAGTAGAAACAACGCCACCAGCCTTAGTGGTTGCCTTCAGCGTCAGGTTCCACACACCCTTCGTAGCGATGGTCGTGTAGTAGTGGGTACCGTCGTCGGTCTTGGCATCGGTAAGAGCGACGCCAATAATATCGCCGACCTGAACGAGTTCACCGCTCTTAACGTCACTGGTGACAGGGAGCGTCAGGTTCTCGCCGACCTGAACAAAGTTCTTAGCCATTCGTTTCCTCCTTAGCGGCCATTAGCGGCAATCTTAGCCGCGCTCTCGGACAGACCCATAGCCTTGAAGGCGTCGGTAAGATCAGCAGCCTCTGCAAGATCATCGTCGTTCTCGTGACCCTTTGAACCCATGCCAGTAACGTTAATGCCACCAGACAGCTTACTGATGTACTCAGCCTCAGCCTTGATAGCCTCCTGGACAGATTGCTTCACCTTGTCCTTGTCGAGCTTCTTCTTGTCGTCCTCGTCCTTAGTCGCCATGAACTTACCAGCCTCCTGCTGGATACGCTCCTTGGTGACCTCAGGCAGGTCGCTCTCCTTCAGCTCTGCAGCGACGATTGTACCGCACTCAGTAAGCATATGTGCCTCGTTGAGGCGTGCAAGCTCCTGGGTGAGGGCATCAATCTGACCCTGAGCCTCGGAAAGCTGCGTGTTCAGACCATTGATGGTGTTGTCTCGCTCACCAATGGCGTTGAGAGCTTCCTCAAGATTCATAGATTCCTCCTCATTTGCGTTTTCAAGTACGTTGTATGGGCTTCGTGCAGCCTCAGCAAACTGAGCCAGAACCTTGCCACCAGCTCCAGCACGAGTCACAAAGTCAACAGACTGGACGAGATTAATCTCCTCGACCAGAAGACCTGCGCGACCCTCAGCTTCACCCTCGTGAACCTTGCCACCAGCGCGAATAGACACGCCAATGTATGGTCCAATCTCGTTCAGAGCCTCACGGAAGGGTTCGAACACGGTAGCATCACCGTAGATACCAGCACCATTCGCATTGGTCTCCTCATAACGGACGTTCGTGAGCACGCCTGCGAGGTCTCGAAGATCTCGCTCAGGACGCTCGTAGTTGTCGGAGGACTTTGGGTGGTTCCAGAACATCTGCGTACCCTCAAAAAGTTGTGCAGAAGCTGCAAGAACAGTCTCGGAATAGTAGCCAGAAGAACCCCAACCAGGCTGAATGACCTTGACAGGGTACTTGCCTACGGCTTTGTCTGCTTCAGTGAGCAGTGAGCCCAAGAATGTGATGTTATCCATGTTCACCTCCCGTCAAGCCACACATTCTTACAAAGAAACGTGCTGCGAGTGCTTTTCCATGCATGCGCAGCACGTTCTTGAAGAATTATCTCTCTAGTAACAAGGAGGGAGAGCTAAGTTCCATCTGGAATAGTGAGCTTTAACTGCTCTAAGGCTCAAATGTAATGCCATTATCACCTGTGTATGGTGTGGTATGGTCTACCTTAGCACCCCAAAACTTGTCAGGAATGCCGTTCGGAAATGCCTTGCAGTACGGTTTGGCATCTGGAGTGAAGCCTAGAAGATGCTTGCACATGACACACATAGGTTGCTTTGCCCTGATGGGCTCATCGACACTACGACCAGGTCCAGGCGAATCCTCGTAATGAAAGAAGTCTGTCATCATTTCTCCTCGGGTATAAGCTCAAGCCAGAAGTCTTTTCCACCCCATTCATTGTCTTCAATATGATGTACTTTAAATTTCGAGTCTGGGGCGATGATATATTCCCACTCTCTTGGGTTTTTAGACTCACCATCTACATATATCCCACATCCCTTGTTCGGTGGAACATAAATATGTGCTGTATTGTCTCTGCGAAAGCCTGTACTTTTCACAGAGGTTGATACGAACTCAGGAAGCTGTTTGATCTCACCTTCTTTCCACGAATCCCAAAAATCTCCATCGAATCCTCGATTCACAACAATCGGATGAGATGTAACTCCATATTTTTTAATCGCATTTTCTGCATTTTCGACGTGAGTCTTGACCTTTTTATCGGAGAACAAGCTGTTTACTTTACGACCGTTTCTGAGATACTCGTTCATTTGTAGGTAGTAAGATCCCGTGTAGGTCTGAATTGAATCCTTCAAAGACTTTGGCATGGAAGAAAACGAGACCTTTTTATCGCTGAGCAATTTGACCACTTCTGGAATCTTCTCTCCAGCACGGCTTGCGAATTCGGATTCATTGCCTTTTTCGAATGCATCCATTGCTATGTAGTAGTCTTTAGGTCTCAGAGAATTAATCTTCTCTTCTGCACCTTTTAGATCCCATTTATCCCAACTGGGAGCGCTAGAAACACCGACACGTTTAGAAGCCACTTTCCCAGCCTTTGTTTTCTTGCTGGGAGTAACCTGTTGCACCTGAGAAGAAACGGTCTTGCTTGGTGAGCTTTTCGTGATGTTAACAGCACTGTTGGTGTACTGTTTACCATACAGAGCATCGATAGGCTTGCCCAGCATGTCTTCTTCAAGGATGTCCTGGAGGAAGTCGCATCGGCATCCTGGGAAGCGAGGCGGATGCATGTGCCCACTGGGGAACTCTTTATTAATCGGTATCCAGCCGACACGCTCGTTCTCTTTGCAGCCATCAGATACACGGTCGTCCTCAAGCGTCTGCCACGCCTTCATCATCTTAACGCCATTGTCCTGAAGGTAGTTGCCGACCTGAGCATTTCCTTCGCAGTAGGCATTCGCTAGCTCTGTGACAGCGACCAGCACAGCACGATTCGACACATGCTTCTGGGGCATCGGTACTGCGAATTCCTCAAACTTGTTTTTGATCTCTTTAGCTATGTCGTTGTAAGATGCACCAGACTTAACACCATCAGAGACAATGCGTGCAATTTCCTTGCGAGTGGTGTCGTTGATCTGCGTTACAGCCTCTGCAGCATGCTTCTTAGCGTACTCTTGTGCCCTGAGGTTAGGAAGCGACACCCATCCAGACTTGTCTGCCTTAACGGACGTTGTACCAATGCCTGAACTGGTCTTCTGCGATGAAGCCTTCGGAGCGTTAAGGTTGTAAGCAGATTTGGCATTCGAATAGGGGAGACCGTCTCCTCCCTGCTTCGTAGTCTTAATGGAAGTCTTACCGAAATCTTTGGCGTAGCTTTTCGTGGCGTTCGAGTCTATCTCGCCATCTTTAAAAGGTGTACCGACGCCATTTGTGGGAGAGAATTTGTTGTATGATGAGCCATTATAAGCGACGTATTTGGTCTTACCGTCGTCGCTTCTGTATGCGCCAATTTGCCAATTGCCACCAAACGTACCTAGGAATACGATGCTGCTCTCCTGAAGAGAGGCACCATCGGGTGCACTGGCGGATTCAGATGAAGTTGACGACTTCGACAGGGATGAGAAGAACCACCCAGTGCACCCTAGGTCTCGGCATTGCTCTACAGCGCCTGCAAGCCACACTCGATAGATGTAATTCTCGATTACACGCTGCAATTCAGCAGAGTGTCGCTTGACCTCGACCCTTATTATCGCGCTATATTTGTTCTTTAGGTCACGGGAATCGCGAGGTTTTTCTGCTTCGAGGATTTCATCACCCTCAGGCAGTCGTTCCTCAATGCCCTTCCACGTAGCCCAGAACACAGCTGCAACATCAAGAGCCATAGCAGAAGCCCACGGCTGAATGATCGCATTGTGCTTCTTGATAGCCAATGCATTGCGATACTTGGCTATGGTGCCGTAGGGTTCTGCCATTAGTGATGCCTCCATTCGAACTTTTGTTCGTCGACGATTCGCTTTGCGATTTCCTCAGGGTCTCGAAACAGATCCATCAAGGCAAACGGAATAAAAGCGACCACCAGAATAAGAATCAGCACAAAAGACTCTGCATCCATTAGACACCCTTCTCCCTAAGCTCAGCGACCATGTTGTCGAGCAACTGAATGTAGGACTCTTCGACCTCACCAGCAGCCTTATCTGCCTTATCCTCAGGCGTCTTGGCATTCTTGACATCGTCGCTGTTCTTCTTGGCATCGTCAATTGCTCCTGCAGCCTTAGCCGCCTGAGCTGCCTGCTGGTCTGCAGCGGACTGCTGTCCCATGGCGATCTCGAGAGCCTTCTGCTGCTTCTCCTCTTCGACCTCATCCCAACTCTTCGGCTCATCGGGGAATAGCTTGTCCACAATGTCCGTGTCCTCACCGAGCGCAGTGAGCAGCTGAGTGGTAGCGGTCTTAAGGTCGATGGTGTTAGCAGGGGTCTGCCCAGACAGAGTTACGCTCTTAACGATGGCGTCAATACGCTCGTTGATGTCCTCCTGAAGGATAGGCGGGAACTTGACATCGAACGTACGGTCAAGCTCGCCTGTATCAACGTAAGACTCGCCATAGTCGTTGAACGAGCGAACACCCTTGAGCTTACCACCAGGCTTCAGCGCAGACTGGTCGATGACGTAATCCAGCACCGTGCTGAAGATGTCCGTCCACAGCTCCTGACGCTCCTGGAACATGAGGAGCATAGGCTGCTCCATCGCCTTGGCAGTAGCAAGGTTGCCAGTGCTGGGGTCTCCGAAGTAGTGCTCGTAGATACCAGTAGCAGCGCACACCATCAGCAGAGCACGACGACCATCGTCCACAGCCACGGTAGCACCACTCTTAGGCATGGGCGTAAGGTCGAAATTGTCTGAGGACATCCACACCTGAGCCGCTTGCCCAGGCAGGTCGCCATTCATAGGGTTAGAACCACCGTTAATGGCTCCTTCGAGCACCTGCTTGGCTTGCCCCATACCCTTGGCACCAGACTTGCTTGTAGCCTTCCATGCGAACTTGGACAGACTCTTGACAATGGTGTACCAATCCTCAAGGAATTCCTTGTACGCCTTAGCCCAGTCGATGGCTGCGTAGATCTCAGACACACCGTATTCCATGTCGGACAAGCAGTTCGTCTTCACGTGGTACACAGGATTCATAGCCATTACCTCGATGCCGTTGAAGTACCGAGGCAGACCTCCCTGAGGCATGTAGTTAATGTCTGGGTACATTGCCTGTCGGGTTTCATATTTCTGAGAGCCAGCCTCCTTAGGCTGCTGCCACTGACGGAAATAGTACCACGGCTCTTTGCTATCCTCGGGATTGTAGATGATGCGAGTGATCTCGTTCAGCGGAATGGTGCGCACACGAGTAGCTCCGTTGAGAGGGTCTGTGAAGAATGTGAAGAACAGATTCGCAGTCACCTGAAGCTCGGTCTCCTTGACCAGCATAGCCTGTTCGCCTGTGAGCTCAGCCTTGTTCTTGGAGTCGTCCATGAACGCATCGATGACAGACTGGACATCCTCGTCTGTAGCCACCACGTCGACACCCTGACCGAACACGTAGTTCGCCTGAGTAGCTACGGCTCGCTTGACCAGAGGGTTCTTCAACCAATACACCCTCGCCATAGCAGCAATCTTGTCGATGGACGCCTTGGTGAACTGACGGTTCAGCGTAGAGTCACCCATGCGCTCGTAGCCCACGTCATCCAGGGCCAGCTCAAGCTCAGCAATACGTTCCTGCAGCAGCTCGTTGTTGCTATGCTCAGTGAATGCCATATTGCCGTACAGCTCGACAGCCTCGCTGAGACTGTTAAGCTGTCCGCCGCTCAGCCCATTGGCTATCTTCAAGAGCGGATGATTCTTGTTCATTGCCATTCAGATACCTCCTACACTGGTGAGATGATGTTGGGTACGTCGAGCTCGACCAGTGAAGCACCAGTCCTACGGCTGGCGAGCTCCTGAGTGAGAATAGCAGCATAGGATGCCGTGTCGACTTGGTCGTCATGAGCGCCCATGGGGAAGCCGACGAGCTCATCCTCGTAGTCCCCCAGCCATGCGGCACCCATACGATGGAAGACCTTGTGGCTCTCGTAACGTGCGCCCATGGGGATAGCCTTGGTGACCTTGTCCTTGGTGGCGTTCAACTCCATCACAGGCACACCAGCATTGCGCAGCATCTGGAAGACGGGACGACCAACACCATTGACCTCGATACCCATGCACGTGGGCATGTAGCGTCTGTACTGGTCGAGCAGGAGCCTAGGCTGCTCAGCGCCTTCCATCTGCGCCCTGAACACGTCCCAAAGAAGCAGATCGTTCTTCGGTGTGACAATCCACGTGCTGCATACGAACCAGTCTGCTGTGGTCTTGGCAGAGGCTGTCGGGTCGACAGTCTGGAAGTGCCAGCATTGCTCAGGCACGAATCGCTCATCGCCTGTATCCCTGTGCAGTACGTACGTATGGTCGATGAGCTCCCAGTACCTGAAATCCTTCCTACGGAACATGGTACCGTCGGGGGGACTGGGATGCTGCTGGTACATGGCATTGAACATGTAGCTGCCCATGGCGATTCGTGTACGATTCAGTGACACCTCATCGTACATCTCTGGCCATAATGCCTCACCATCAGAACGACCGAGCTGATCGGTGCCCTCTGCCAGAGCGGGAAGGCTCAGCACTTTCCACTTGTCCGCACCCTTCTCCATGTCTGCTAGCAGACGTCCTGCAAGGTCATCCTGATGCCAACGAGTCATAACGACGATCACGGCACCACCAGGAGCCAGACGAGTGCGCAGCGTAGTCTGGTACCAGTTGTAGGCAGAACGCCTCACTGTCTCAGAGCTAGCCTCTTCGTAGTTCTTAATCGGGTCGTCAATGATGGCGATGTGAGCACCCTTACCAGTGATAGCGCCACCAACACCCGCTGCAACAATGCCATTGTCATGGCTCCCTTCGAGTCCCCATCTGTCTGCACGAGCGGCATCCTCTGCGAGCTTGACTCCGAACAGCTCCTCGCTGTCCCTCATCTTGTTCCTCGTCATTCGACCGAATTCCTGAGCGAGGTCTGCAGAGTAGGATGTGAGCATCCACGTCATCCATGGATGGTTGCCCATTCCCCACACAGGAAACTCCTGGGAGACGAGACGGGACTTGCCGTGTCGAGGCGGCATGAAGATCATGACACGCAGATTATCACTCTCTGACTCCTTCATGCGTCCTTCGTGAATGGCGACTACGTCATTGATGGTCGCTTCGAGCTGAGCTGCGATGAGCCTGTGGTGGCGTCCGATCTTGTAGCTCTCGTCCATGTACAATGTGTAGTCGAGGAGGTGGCGACGTGCGAGCTCCTGTCGGATACATTCGAGCTGACCGAGCATGTTGGGCACATCTTTGATGTCGAGAGGCTGGGTCTTGTCTCCTTCGGACAACTGGGTAGGAAGACCTTCAGGGGCTTTGGTACCGACGTGGGAGACGACCTTGTTACGTCTAGGCATCTTCCACCACCTCAGCAGCCACGGGTAAAGCAGGAAGTGCCGCATCATCCACATGATCTCCCACGGTCACTTCCACAGCTTGTGCAATTTCTTTTACTTTGGCGCGTAATTGTTCATCTGTTAGGGCTTTCACGTCTACCTGCCAATTCACGTCCAGCTTGTGTTTGGTCTCGACTGAAATCTCCATTACCCGCTTGGCATTCCACACATCGGGCATACGGCATTCGAGGTATCGGATCATAGCTGAGACATTGCCGTTGATAGCAGCAGAGAACAGAGCATTCTCAACCAATGAGCATGCGAAGATGCGAGCCTCTTCCAGGTCGCACCAGAACTTGGCATACTTTCCTTCTTGTCCTCGTGCCATCTCTTCCTTGCCACGACGACGCCACTCTGTGATTGTTCGGGGGTTCAGCCCTACACGAGCGGAAGCAGTGGTGAATGTGTAGCCTTGCTTCACTAGCGCGACAATTTGAGGAGCCTTCTCGTCGAACTTATGGTAGCCGCCTTTAGCTGCTGCTTCCTCAATGTTAGTATGGACGGCACAATATTTGCCGTCCACCGTTGCGCCCTTTGTGCATTGCTTTCCTGTTCGAGGATTGTGTCCTTGACAACGAGGAGTCCCCCAGTAAGTCCAATGCTCAGGGTCTTCAATATGCTTAGGATGTGGGTTATTTTTGGAATACTTAGGCTTCGACTTCTTAGATCCAGAGATCTTCTTCGAAGCTTTAGTCTTCCCATTCTCCCTGTTAGTCGTCATTATCACCACATTCCTATTATTTAAATATATACTCCTTATCTATTATCGCTCTTTTTCTTATAGATTACCTTATCAATTTCATTATATTTTCTTATACATTAACGCATTTTCTTGTTTTACCACATTAACGACATCTTTCGAAAATATTTTTATTATTTTCAAGATTCCCGATGAAAGTTGAACAATTCCGAGCGATAATAGTGCCGCAGGGAATTGACAACGACTTCGAAAGGACACTGCAATGACCACCATGACCAACTTCTCCGCTACCGCTGAGCGCATTGGTAAGACCACTTCTGAGAAGAAGGCTGTTGAAGCTATGGCGAACGCTCTTGGCTCCGTTGAGAACGCCATCGCCGACGGCGACACCCACTACGAGGGTCACTGCTTCATCGACGATGCCGAGCAGTACGCTTCTGAGGGTCTCGATTCGCTCGACAAGCGCACCCTCAACCACATCTCCAACGAGCGCATCAACGAGCTCGTTCACGAGGTTGCTCTCACCTTCGATTACCTCGAAGAGTACACCACTTCACCTGAGGCTAACAACGACAAGGAGGGTACCGTGACCACCGCTCAGACCTCCGTTTTCGTTCCTTCATACGTCACTTCCATGTCCTTCGAGGACTTCATCGACGGCATGTATATGTTCGCTAGCAATTGGGTCGGAGAGATCGCCGTTGACCGTGTTGCCATTCGTGTTGAGTCTCTCTACAACGACATCGCGTTCCGCATGATGGTGTTCGAGTATCGTCAGGCTGTGCTTTCTCGTGACACCAACAAGAAGCGCATGTTCCGCTCGATGGTGACTGGTGACGCTGTCTGCACCGCTGACGACTGGGACAACGACCTCTACTCCTCCAAGGTAGAAGCGTACGGCAACGTGCTCTACGACATGCTCGTTCGCCTCCCGAAGAATGCCGAGGACGAGCGCGAATCCCTCAAGAAGTTCTGTGAGTAGAATTTGTTGGCTGGGTGGGTAGACCTGCCCAGCCTTTTTCTCAAAATATTTTCAAAATTTTCCGGATTCCCGATAATAGTTCAACTATTTAGAGTGATAATAACGTTGTCAGGGAACTACGACCGAAAGGTGACGACGATGAAGAACTCGACTCTCAAGAACTCAGACCTCAACTGGACCAATGACGAGGGATATTGTGGGTATCCGACTGCTCGTGTGAATGGCTTTGCAATCGTTATGTGCTGCGATGACGACGACGACCTCGCCATTCAGGTCTTCGACGAGGAAGACGACCACGCCATCGAGCGAGGAGAGATTTACCAGCAGCTGAGCGGATTCGATTCTTTCGACGAGATGGTGCACAATGCCGAGCACCTCGCATTCGCTCTTTTCCGCGCACGCTTCTAATATTGTTTCGACTGGAGGAAAAACCATGTCCCGCGATTCCGTCATCTCCAAGGTTCGCAAACTCATCGAGCTGTCCAACAACAATCCATCCAAGGAGGAGGCTATATCTGCAGCTCTTAAGGCACAGAAGCTCATGGCAGACTACGACATCGATGCTGCTGAGCTCCACGAGGACGAGATTGAACTTGTCATCACCGAGATTCCCACCGGTCCGATTGGTAAGACTACGTACTTCATCACCCTTGCCACCGTCATTGCTAAGAACTTCCGCTGCAAGGTCTACCGCTCTGGTTGTGCAGGCCACTACGTAGCTAACTTCTACGGTCAAGAAACGGACGCTGAGGCTGCGAAGACCACGTTCGAGTACCTGTATGACGTGTCCGACCGCATGGCTAATCGTGAATGCGTGCGCTATCGCAAGATGACTGGCACTGGTGCTGGAGTGTACAATGCGTTCGCCCACGGATTCCTTGAGGGTGTCCAAGCTGAGCTTGAGAAGCAGTGCCAGGCTCTCATGCTCGTCACTCCCAAAGCGGTGGAGGATGGCTGGGCTGAGCGCAGTGACGAGTTCAGATATTGCAAGGGCATGAGTTATCGCAACATCCGAGACGCTCACGAGAACGGTCGTCGCGCTGCTCAGGACTCAATCCGTTCCCGTCGACTCGATGGCCAGAAGGCATTGGAGGCTTAATCATGGCACACATCCCTGAGGCAGATCGCGCTCGCATTTACGAACTCGCAGATGAGTTCGGAGTTCACCCTTCCATCGTCCGCTCGTTGTACGACGTGATGCCGAACGAGCTTTACGATGGCATCGTCACTGCGCTGGAGGACATGGCGGACGATCCAGACTACGAGGAGCTGTTCGATGAGTAGGCGCTTTTACCGTTTGACGTTCCACAGGAACGGTAGACTTTATCTTCTTCAGATTTACAAGAACGAGCTGAACGCTCGAAAAGCCTATCTGAAGCTTCGAATGGAAAGAAAGTCTGATTCTAAGCGTCTAGATGAGGTGTTTTGGGACTCGTGCATTGGTAGTTGGCAGTACGTTCAGACACTAAACCGCACAGACGGCAATTCACATGATTCAGACCAATTCTAACGTGAGCACATAGAAACACCGCAGCGCTTGTATGAGTCTGCGGTGTTTCTCTTGTTAGAACCCATTCTAAGGCTCCGAAATATTTTCAGAATCAGAGCTCAATCAGAGCTCAATCAGTCCATTGGCTCCAGCATCATCGAGTAGGAATCTGGCGAGGTGTTTGGCAGCATCTTTGGCGTGAACACCCTTACCTAGGTCACACCAAGGCACGGTCTTCATCTGAGACGCCGTATGCCACACGACTTCACATCCATTCCGCTCAGCCACTGCAGCGCAACCACCGACCAGCTCCATAGTCATCGTAGCTTCACGACCCATCGTGACTCCAATGCGAGGAGTGTGCTTCTCGATTACGACCACCTGAATGGATGGACCAGCATTGCGCAGGAATTCTTCCATCCACTTAATGGTCTGGTCGTGAGGTACCATTGAGTATCCAACATTCACAGCGTTCCTGTAGCTCCAAGCACAGCCTGTCGTGCCTCCTGGGTCAAGGGCTAGCACACCTCTGTGCGGACGCTTAAGGACTCGTTGGAAAACACTTACTCCAGTCGATTCTTTATTCTTGGACGGCTTCTGCATCAACGGCATCGTTGTCCTCTTTCGGTTTGAAAGTCCATGACCCTATACATCCATCGTTTTCGTCGTACGCTTCGATAAGGCGCGGACGCTCTGGACCGATAGCAGTAAACAAAGCCACGACAGCCACTTCACAATTCGATCTATTAAGCGGTCGAAGGAATGTCAGGTTCTGAGTCTCGTGATTTTTGTAGACTATCAACAGCCTAGCAGCCTTTTTCTTGTTTTTCTTCTTCCCCATTAGATAAGCTCACCACCGATCACAGTCAGCACCAGTCCTGAGAAAGTCAAAATGACTCCAGCCCTATATGTATATTCTGGACTGCCATTCAGCTTTTCAGAAGAACAGGCGATAAGAGCGAGGGATCCGATGATCACAGATATCACTCCACAGACAGATACGACATTCATCGTTTCTCCTCCTCAGCTATGCGTTCCCACTTACGTTTGGCGTAATCCTCGCCAAACATCTCAACGTCAAGCATAATAGCCTCGATAACACCCTCTACTGGCGTGCAACGGCTAGCAATACGAGAACTCAGGACGACGCACCAGTCTGGTGCATTGTTACGCTTCTTGCCCATTCTAATGCGCCTCATTCCGAATGCAGATGAGCGCCTCGACCATTTCAGGCTTATTCAGACGAGCGATGTCATCCTCGTCAAGGTCAATAGCGAGAGCGATGAGCTCGCCCTTCTTCATACGTCTAAGCTTGTTGTCTGACAGATGAAGAAGGTCGTCCATAGCCATGTCACGAGGTGAAGGTGCCTTATCTAGAGCCTCAGGAATACACATCTGCTCCTGAGAAGAACCATCGCCTGCAGCATACAAAGACCATGCAGCTCCGCATTCATCGCACACCACATCCACACAACGACCAGTAGACGTGATGTTCCCAAAACTCGTCCGAGCATGCTCGCCACTGCCGCAGACAGGACATACGCTTTCCGTGACGAGCTTGTATTCCTCGTCAGTCATTTCTCTGAGTCGAATAGTCTTCATTAGCCATCGACCTCGCTTGCAGACTCCCCTGTGGAGCCATACCCACCACGAGAAGCGCAGCCCATGTCGTCTGTTTCGATCACGTTGATCTCGGGCATCATAGGCTGAATGCGGAACTGGGCTATGCGCGTACCAGCTGGGATGAAAGTGTCTCGAACGGCATACGCCACAAAACCCCAGACGTCGTCGTTGCCACAGTACTCGTTCTCGATGATTCCGATGGAGTTTGCCATCAGAATACCGTGCTTCAGACAAGTAGACGAGCGAGGAGCGATGATCCCCTCGAATCCTTCTGGCATCTTGACATTGATGCCAAACGGGATGATTTGTACATCACCATGCTTCATGGAAACGTCCTCGCTGCAAGCCAGATCAATCCAAGCACCATGGCGCTCAAGCTTGCTAGCGCCATCCATATAACGCATAATAATGTCTTCCATTATCACTCCTTAACGAAAAATGGACGAGCCTCCGAGGAGACTCGTCCGTTAACAGACAGAGAGGTTTACTTGCAGTCCTCGAAATCATCCTCACAACCATGGCAATTGCCACAGTCGCCATACAGGAAGTCCGTGAACTGCTCAAGGTGACGGAGGAAGTCCTCACGTTTCTCGTCATTCTTGTGCCACTGAGCCAGTTTCTTCTTGGTCACCTCGTCAATCTCGCTGAGCGACAGGAACTGGTCATTGTCGTCAGAATTGCACTCCTTCAGAGCACTGCGGAGAGCATCGTGCATTTCGAGGACGAGATTAGGCTGGAACTCAATAGGGATGTCGAATCCATCCATCAGTCGAGCAATTGCCTTCATGCAGTCGTAGTAGTTACCACGGTCAATATCCATAATGCGGTCAATAAGATGCTGCTTGATTTCATTCTTCATGGTTGATTCCTTTCTATCGATTCCACTTTTTCTGGAGAGGGCACGGACGGTCGAACACAGACTCGAATTTACAGCGATGCTCATGCTCGCATACAGGCTGCAGATAGTCTGCGAAATCATCACCCCATACGCGCCTTACCTCTTCTTTCATCTGGCGGATTACCTCTCGCCATTCACCCTGCGCCTGGAGGCAGAGCCTATCGCCAGCCAGACCGACAAGGGCGCGATAATTGGTGCCGATTCCAATGCGAGTAACCACATTCGTAGGCAGAACTCCACGAGCATCCTGAGTCTCGACACCTGCATCGATGAGCTTATGGTATGCGTCCTCAACGCTTTTCATCGTGTCGTTCCAGAGAGCCTTCTGCTCGTCTGTCTTCACGGACGGGCCACAGATCACATCCATATCTTCGACTTTGGTGAATCGCATTGACTCCTGGGAGTAACTGAACCCGACACGATGGCGGACAGCCTGGTGCGTGAATGCACGAGACACTCCATCCACCTGAAACACGAGTGTAATCCACTCGAACACACCATTAAGCGCGGTCTTCTGCATCTCATCGAAAATCTCGTCTGCCTCGGCATCGGAGATATCGTCGAGCGAATGACGCATATCGCCTCGCATGTTCAAGACTCCTGCAGCAATCACCTTCTTTGGCTGCGGAGTCGCGGATATGCAACTTACCTTTACCATTTCTCATCCCTTCTGATAAGCTCCTGGAGAGCATACTTACTCTCCAGGAGCATGCCGTTAACTACGAATTCCAGCGCTTGACGATTCCGTCTGTCACGTTGTCTGCAATCTGACCGTGACCCTTAGCGTTGGGGTGAGTCTTCTTGTACTCGACAATCGCCTCGGTGCATTCCTTGTGAAATCCAAGGTACGGCATGTCAGACTCAGGATCGTCGGGCGTTTGAGACTCACGATAGAGAACCAGCTCGTCTCCATCGTAGTAACTAAAAACATATCGGCTCATTTTTCACCTCCTGTCTTGTCGTCAGGAGATATTATGCGCCATGATCTGGCTATTTTTCACCAGAATTTTCAATTTGTGGAATATTTTCGCCACCGAGCTGAGAAGGCAGGTCATTCTGATCATTGTCATCTGGCACTGAATGGGCGATGAGCTGACCGTCTTCAGTCAAATAGGCAGACTCAGTCATGATCCTGCCACCGCATGAAGCACACAGAGACAACATTGGTGCGGGACGAGATATAGACACGGGAGTACTGAGTCCGTTCTTAAGCACTCGCAGCTTCTGACAACCAGACACTGCGTACTTCAGAATTCCAGCTCCCTTGGTGAGATTAGCCCCGCAGTGAGGACACTCAAGTGGATACACGTTCCTCCGAACACCGTTGACATCATTCATCGTTTTCTCCTCCCACGACAATCAGCTTCTTAGCGAAAAGCGTATCGTCGTTACCGCTGTTTTTGCTTGCTCTACAGAAGAACGAATTTCCGCTCTTCAGCCGATTGCCGTACTCTTCGAGGATGTCCCCTCCAATGTAAACACCGATCACGCCTGTCGAATCGTTTAGCTGAATTACAGCAGACTTCTTGCCGTCGTGATTCTTCTTCTTGACAGACGTGATTACACCGCGCACATAAACGGAGCCTGACTTACCTTGCAGCGAATCAATATTCGTCCACGGGATTTCCTTGTATCCCGCAATGTTATCGAGGTGAGCCAGAGCCTGATGGTTAACAGGGAGCGGATACCGATTGCGCCACGTCAGATAGTCTTCATCCCATGGGCGATTAGCTGCTCCCAGCAGTCCCAACACCTGAATAGATTCCTGCACACGCTTGTTCACAACACGACGAGTCACGCGATTATACAGATCATCGAAGTCTGCATACGGTCTGTGTTCAAGGATATCGTCTACGGCTTTGTCACCCATGCCCTTGATATGCGTTAGACCGAGTTTAATGGCTTTTACGCCACGTTTGTTCGTGACAATACGACTTTCACGTCCACTATGATTGATGTCTGGCAAAAACACTTTTACGCCATGCTGGATGGCATCTGTAAGCGCAGAACGGAACTTGTCATCCTCATGCTCGCAGTTCATCAAAGCGCAGTACCACTCGACTGGATGATAATGCTTGAGCCACATGCACCAGTAGCCAATCTGAGTGTACTGGAATGCATGAGACTTGTTGAATGCATATGAACCAAAGTGCACCATCTCTTGGAACAGATTACGAGCATCGTACTCGCTCATGCCGTGGGAAGTGGCACCTTCAAGGAATGCAGGGAGCTCCTTGTTGAACACAGCGACGCCTGGTTGACGCTTAATCATCTCACGCATTCGGTCTACGCCATGAGGATCATAGTTGCCCAGCTGTCCGAAGATGAGCATAATCTGCTCCTGATAAACGAGGACTCCTTCAGTGTCCTTCGTGATTTCGTCATAGATGGGATGAAGAGACGGCACCTCTTCACGACCAGCTCGACGGTCAACGTACTTCTGGAACAAACCAGAACGCATTGCTCCTGGACGGTACAGTGCGTTGACAGCCACGAGGTCATCGAACGAATCGACAGGAATTTCCTTGAGCAGTCCAGTCATCCCCTGAGAGTTGAACTGAAATACGCCATTAGTCTTTCCCTCGTGGAAGTCTGCCAGGATTGCAGGATCTGCGTAGTCAAGATCCAGCAGATCATCACGAGTTATGCCACTCAGGTCGCACGTTTCTCGAATGATGCTGAGGGTCTTGATGCCGAGGATGTCGAGCTTCAAGAATCCCATAGCCATACACTCATGACCATCGAACACCGAGCACTTAACACCATTGCGAACATCAAGCGGCATAGCATCTGTGAGCGGGAACGGACTGACCAGGACACCGCTAGCATGCACGCCGCGCTGTCGCTTGCGATTCAGCAAAAGCTTGCATGCAGGCTCAAAGTCTGGGTACTTAGAGCACAGCTGCTTGCCAGGAATTGTGTTCTCTAGAATGTCGGTAACGATAGCAAGAGACGATGCGAGCTTCTGACTGCCTTTGTCCCCTGGAGTAACGAGGGAAGATGCCTTGTTCACTTCTGCACGAGGAATATCCATGCATCGTGCAAGGTCTTGCATCACCATCTTCTCCCCGAGATTGCCGTACATCCCCATCGAGGCGACGTTCGCTTCACCATACTTTTCGATGAGATAATCCTTGATTTCCTGTCGACGCGAATCCTCGAAGTCCAAGTCGATGTCTGGTGGCTCCTCACGTCCTGGTGCGAGGAATCGCTCGAACATAAGGTCGTGAGCGACTGGGTCAGGGTCTGTAATTCGGAGAGCAGCGCAGACAAGGCTTCCACCAGCTGATCCGCGACCTGGACCATAGAAGATGCCACTTCTTCGAACGAATTCAAGCATGTCGTCAATGAGGAGAAAATATCGGACAAATCCCTGTTCGTGGATGTAGTTGAGCTCGTATTCGAGCCGCTCGATATATCTTGGGTCATCGCGTTTCCCGTCCCACTTTGGCTGAGCCATTCCAGCATACGTAAGCTCACGCAGTTTCTCATATTCCTCGTCATCAGACAGACCAGGATATGGCTGAGGGGTGAGCGACTTCCACTGTGGCATCTGGATGTCAACCATATCGCATACCTGCACCGTGCCGTCAAGCGCACGACCAATGTCCATCTGCGAGAGGTATGGATGATTCGCCAGAAGCAGACCACCCATCTCGTTGCGAGTCATCGGGTGGAAGCAGTTGTCATCGAATTCCCACACCTTGCCTTTTGAACCAGTACCGAGGTAATACTTGTGGTACTGCTGCCAGTCTCGAAGGTAATGCGAGTCTGGAGTGGCGACCAGAGGCAGTCCAAGCGTATTCGCGACTCTGATGGCAGTCATGTTGATGGGAGTCTGCTTGTCAATTTTCGTCGGCATGATCTCCATGAAGAAGCGACCGTCGAAAATCTCTGCCATCTGCATACCGAGCTTGAGAGGGTCTTTCGACTTCCCGAACATCGTGTCCATGCAGCCAGACAAGCAAATGACATCCTCGCTGCACTCCTTAAGCCAGCTAGGCTGAATACGAGGACGATTGTAGAAGCCGTCTGTCCAACCCTTGGTAGACAATCTGAAAAGGTTCTGGCAACCCTTCCAGCTCTTTGCAAGCAGCGTTACATGGCTTCTACGCTCTCCCTTGACATGTTTGCTTGCATCAGGGACAATGTAAGCCTCGATGCCTACAATCCCCTTAATTCCAGCCTTAGAAGCCGCCTTAAGCAGAGCATATCCAGATCCCATAGCACCGTGGTCTGTGATTGCGATTCCAGGCTGACCGTGCTCGACGACCCAATTGACATAATCGTCCACACGAGGCATGCCATCCAGCAAAGAGAATTCACTATGGCAATGAAGGTTCACGAAATTGTCTTTCACAGCAGATTCATCTCCTTCAGATCCTTCACGATTGCCTTGCAGATATTGCTTGCAGACGTCTTGCATTGATGAAGCGTCAGCACGGGAACACCAGCACGAGCAAAGCACTCAGATGCTGCAAGCATGCGATGCTTCTGGTAGACGAGATCGTCATATCCCCAGCCCCTTTTACGCACGTCAGGATCTCGCTCCATGCAAGTGTCGACATCTGTGTCCAGCATTACGATGACAGGCTTAACGTTCTTAATCACCTGTGCAAGGTATTCAAGGTTTGAATCTTTACGCTGCTGATAAGCCCAGCAGGACAGCGTAGTCCTGTCGAGGATTGCATTCGCTCCAGCTAGGTCAAGAGTCTGAATCGCTACAGCTGCGACCTTCCATGAGTCTCGATCAAACTTCGGAGTCGAGCTGTAAAGACCACTGTGAGAATATTTATATGGCTCAAGCATGTCCTTGTTCAGATCGAGAACGGGAAAACCGAGCTCCTCGCTCAAACGAGCTGCAAGCGTAGACTTGCCCGCGCCATCAATGCCTTCGATAGAAATAATCATCGTTCATCCTTCCACGGTTCATTCATTCCAATAAAGTGACATGCTGCATCATACAAAGTGCGAAAACGATGCACAAACGGTGCGCCAGTCCTGTTGTACGGACGGTCGACAATGTAGCACTGAATAGTCTGCTTACCTGCGAATTTGACCAGATTCTTTGGGTCGTCGTCGAATATCGCCAGCACGTCATCCACGTCATAATGATCATGAACGTAGTCGAACTTCTCCTTCGTAAACACGAGTTCACTGTACTGAAGGTCGTGCTGCTTAAGCCAGTATTCTGTGTCCTCACGGATATTGTCGTACTTGTCAGCAGGACGACTGGAGATGATGACCACATCATACCACTGTGACAAACGCCTCAATGCGCCATGCGTGCCTGGAATCATGGTCATATTACGCTTGTGACCTTCCACGCGCCACCGACGCTTAAGCTCAGCGTAGTCTGCATCATCAAGACACAGAATCTCGTTCAAGTGGAGCGACGTCAGGTCGTTCGGAGACGGACTGAGCTGACCGTTGGTAGCCCATCGCAGGAAGTCTCCTCCGTAGTCCGCCATAACGTTGTCAAGGTCAACAAAGACCTTCTTTCGGTTCTGATTCTTCACAGATGGTACCCCCAATCCGCTTATGTAGCCGTACTCATCGATCAGTCCTCTGTACCAATCGATGAAGTGATGAACGTCTTTACCATGACCGATGTAAATGGACGTGCTTGGAAATTCGTCCATGATGACTAGAAAGCCATGGTCGCCTTCAGAGTCAGGCTTCGACATTTTCAGCGAATAGCCTTTGTAGCAATCTACAATCGCGTATCCGTTCATCACTTTCCCAAACCCATCTTCTCAAGACGAGACATCGTATCATAGTATGCCATGTGGGCCATGTATGTCGAGTCCCATTTGCCGTACCTTCCAAGGAGAAGAACGTTCTGCTGGTGGTTGTAAAACTTTGCCTTACCGTCTACCTTAATGACCTTATGAGCACCTTCAACAGGTCGAATATACTCTGTCTGCTCGACTCCATCGACCCTGCTGTAGCGTGTCCAAGGGGCATCGATATCAACGTTGTAGACAATGATGTTGTCTGGAGTGGAAGCCCAGCTATCGTGATTCGGATACGGACTGCAGTCAGACACATACATCTCACGATACGAGCACTGAGACTTCGAGTGAGGATAAATTTTGTTCAGAGGTGCCGTGTTGATGACGAGGTCAAACTTACGAGACAAACCTCGCATGTCGCTAGGCAGCACTTCATACTCTGTGATTCGTAGACCCTGAAGCATGCTCCATGCGTCCATCCAGTTGTATGCCGTGACAGTCTTCACAGAGCGATGGATGGAATTGTTCGTCTGGGAAGCTCCAGTCTTAATAGCATACAGCTCAGCCATAGCCCTCTGGTCTGCCTTGTTCCAACGCATGAACTTGTCACCATAGCCCACGAATGCAGTCTCGATCTCGATAGGCTTTAACGGGAGTCCACAATTGTCGTGAAGATAGCGGACACCATGACCTGGATTCGGCTTAGTGGCAGATAGAATGGTCGGCATAATGCCTTTGTCCATACAAGCCTTTGCTGCAAGCAGACCAGTCATGCCTGCACCGATGATTGCCACACTCATTGATTCCTCATTTCTTCCAGCAATTTAATGAACATCGGCGTCTTTCGAAGCGTACCACGGCTCAGCCTTACAAGGCGATGGCTCGAGAGATATCTGGTGATATTCGCCGAATCCTCTCTCGTCATGCCACAGAAGTCTTCGATATCCTGCCTCTTGAACTCGTCGTACGATGACAAGAACTGGAACACAAGAGGCTCATCTTCCAGCCACTTAATCACGTCATCTCGAGAAGCTCCAAGCGGTTCGTTCTCCTTGGCACGAGCATCGCTGAACTGCTTGTATCGGAACGAGGACTTCTTGTAACACTCGTCAACAAACTGTGCAGCAGCTTCGACATGCTCCTTCTTCACGAGCAGTCGATTTCCATCATCCGTTGAGAACAAACGAGCTGCCCATGCTGCTGCCATACGAGCCAGCTTAACACGGAAATCTGCGCTCTCGACGAGAGGGATCTCTGAAGTGTACCCCTCGCCCATCTTAACAGACAACTCGTAAATAAGCTTGCGAGCCTGCTTGGAGAACAAAACGTCTTCAGGTCGACGAGACCATACCCACATAATCAGATTGTGGCACAGCTCACTCGTGTACACATGCGGTACTTCTTCAGTGGTGTTGCTGTTGATCACCTTTGAATCAACATCCTCACTTGCAGAAGAAACGACCAGATCAAAGCGGGAAATATCCTCAGCCTTACCAATTAGCTGAGGTATAAACTCGACAGGATATGTCCTGCTGGAAACGTTATCTCCGTACCTAGGGTTGGAAATCCAAATAAGGCGTGTACGTGCAAGCGCACGCTCAGTCTGGATTTTCGTGATCTCTGCGACGCCACTGGAACGAATGCCAGACATGTTCGCAATCTCGTCCTGAGTGAGACCGGACGCCTCATCGATAACGACCAGTCGACGATCGTTCAGAGGAATCTTTCCCCATGTGATTTGCCATCGCTTGTTGACTTGTTGCAGACCACCGACAAGACCTGCATACGAGGATGCCTCGCCAGTAACGAACTCTCCGAGCCTGTAGTGTCGCATAAGCTGCTGGACTGTCTCAGTCTTTCCCGTACGAGTGTCCCCGAACAGGAGGACCTCAAGCCATCCGCGCTTCAAAGGCTTGCCATCGAAGTCAAAGCGCAGCAAAGAATGGTATGCCAAATCGACAGCTATATGGACATCGTTCCTGCCATAAATCGACGTCACATTCGTAGACAAATCACGAACGATTTCGTCCATTTTCTGACGGACTGTCTGACCTTCTGCAGGCTGGAAGACGCTGAGCTCGTTTTTCAGATTGTCAGACATCTCGAACGAGCTGATATCGTCCTCGCTCCATTCCTTGTCGTAGAACAGATGGGTGGCATGCTGCGTGGAAGAGTCTGGCACGGTTATACCTGTGAACACGTAGCTTTTACCAGCCTGAATACCATGATCCACAATGCTGACATGGCGAGTCACATAGCTCTGGTTCTCATCGTTCCAACTAAGCTCAGGAATGAGAACGAGGTCTTCGATGTTTACATTGTCAATAACGTCCATATCTACGGTGCAATCACCGAGCGCACCTGCAAACTCTTTCATTTTCGTACGCTGAACAGAATCACTCAGACCTCGAAGCTTCATGAGATTCGGAGAGTCTTTCGGAATATTCACTTCCAGCGTGCCACCTGCTATGCCAATAGGGCAAACAGTACACTTCTTCTTGTTCGCTGAGGCACAGCGGACTACGTATCTGTCTGGAACGATATACGGCTCAAGATCTTTGCCAGCAACAACTGCTGCAGTGCGAATACGCTTACCAGCATACTTTGCAAGGGATGCCTCGTGAAGAGGGACATCGTATATTTCGTTGTCGTCCTCGTCACGAAGAGTGTTGCGAGGAACTGTTTTATCGATAAGGTGCTGGAAGTCATCGCGAGTTGCACCATAGCCAATCACCCAGTCCGTCACGTCTCCGTTAGACGGTTCAGAGATAGGTAGGTTCAATATACGAACGGATGAAGCGATATGCTCAAGGTTGTTCGCCACATTGACCATGCCGTTCTGACCAGCCTTGTCAATGTCGTAGCAAATGTTCACCTCACGACTGTGGAACAATTGATTCCACTCAGGCTTCCAGTTACCAGCACCACTGGTGGACGTGACCGCATTGAAGCCTAGCTGATGCATGAGGATGCAGTCCATCTCACCTTCACACAGGAAGATTGGGTCATCGCTCCACAGCGATGGGTCTGGGAAAAGAGTAACGCCACCACGACCACGCTCCCAGCTGATCACCTTAGAGGAATCACGCTTAGCCCAGTCGTACTGACGAATGTTATAGCAGCCTTCTTCATTGAACAGCGGGATGGTAATTCTACCATTGTGGTAGCCGAGTCTAAACTGACGAATAGTGTCGTCAGTGAATCCACGCTTGTTGTGAAGAAAATCTAGCACAGCCGAATTGCACCAGAGATTGTCTACCAAACCATCAATCACGATATCGGAGATTGGAGGGAGCTTCTTTTTGGGTCGCTTTGTGATTAGTTTGGGCTTTTTAGGCGATTCATCGCCGACTAGCTCAATTTCTACATCACCAACGAAACCGTGGTCGCTAAGCCACTTACAAGCTCCCTTAAAATCTGTGTCTTCATAAAGCTGAACGAATGTGTAGATGTCTCCCTTGAGACCGCATCCGAAACAAGTCCACAGACCAGTGTTAAGATTGATAGACATCGACTCGACGCTGTCGTTATGCCAAGGACACCTGACAGCAACTTCACCGCTGCTGTCAGGTGTCAGCTGCTGCCCAAATGCGTATTCAAAGTAGTCCTTGATGGACATATTCTGGGCAGACATTTCACATCCTATTCGAAGTCAAAATCATCATCGTCGTCATCGTCTGCGACATCGGTCACAGGCAGAGGCTCCTCCTTGGGAGCTGGAGTAGGAGTCTCGTCGAACGGAGGCTGCTCCTCGTCCTCTTCCTTCGCGTTCTTAGGAGCCTTATCAGCCTTCTTATCCGACTTCTTAGGAGTAGGCTTAGAAGTGGGCTTCGGAGCATCAGGCACCTGAATCTTCGGCTTAGAGACACCATTCGTAGGAGTGAAACCCTTGATGATATTGCGCATCTGGTCGGTAGTGCCGTCTCGATCGTTCGCGTACTCATCAGGCTCGAGACCGACAGTCAGGATGAGCTCCTTGCCGAGCAGGTCATTCGGATTCAGCTGGAGACGACCCTTAGGCACGTCAATGCCGCATGCCTTGAGCACCTGAACGAGACGCCACTTGGCATTGTCGCTGAGGGAGGTGTTGTCCCACAGACGACGACCAGCAAACGGCTCACCTTCACAAATCTGGAAGCACCACTTCAGATAAGGCTTACCAGAATTCTTGCCGACCTCACGAGAAATCTCGAACACGGTAGCACGATAGCGACCAGAGTCAATCGGGTTGAAACCAGAACCCTCGTCCTCGTTACCAGTGAACTCACCCAAATCAAGCAAATCGACAGCCATTGCTTACTCCTCTCCGAAAATCATGTTGTAAACCTCAGGGAACGTGGGATTGTCGATGACAGTACCGAGCATGCCAGAACGGTCTTTGGCGTAGTAGGCTCCGACAGGCTGAACCAGCATACGGCGCATAGGCTCGACTCCGTCATCGGTCTCGACATTGTCGACGTAAAGATAACCAACGATATCGACGTATCCGCAGACGTCTGCTGCAAGCTTGGAACTCATCTTTGGCATGGTCTTAACGGCACCAGTGACCTCGTTCTTCTCATCCATGGCGAGTGCCGTGAGAATGACGTTCATGTCAAGGTCACGAGCCATGCGAATGAAGCGACGCATGCGCTCAGTGTTATATCCCCAGTCTCCAACGGTGAGACCATCACCGTAGGGACGCTTCACCTCAGGATGGCTCTCGACGATATAGTCCATAAGCTTCTTCTGGAGCTCAGTGACAGAATCGATTACGAGCGTATTTGCCTTACCGCCACCCTTCTCGTGGAGAGTGCGGACGAAGTCCTCAATCTCATCAAAGGTCTCGAACTTCTTCTTGACTACCTTCTTGGACTTGATGCGCGACTGGATAGAAAGGGAACCTCCCTCAACGTCCACGAAAATAGTCTTGTCGCCAGAGCAGCTGAACACGGTCTTACCGACGCCAGGGTCACCGTAAACGAGCATCTTAATGGTGTCCTTAGCCATTCTTAATCACCTTCTCAATCTTATTGTCAGGGTTCTTGTTGGACTCCGACTCCTGCTTCACGTGGAAGCCTTCAACGCCTGCGAGCTCATGGAGATCCGCCTCATTCAGACGACCCTCCATCTCAGCGATGCAGATCGGACGGTACTCGCAGTCCCAGGAGCAGTCTCGAGTGGGATTGCAGTAGAAGCCATAACGGTCCGCATGCTTCATCGCCATGTACTGATTGTACAGCTGACGACCACACTCTTCAACTTCACGCTCGTTGCGATAGACAGCCTCACGATAGTGGTAGGGAGCTTTGGTGCGAGCGGAATACGGATCGCACTTCCTGAGGATATTGTAGTATACGCCACAAACATCATAACCCATCTGACGGAGAGCCCAGATATACTGAGTCACCTGGGTATCGGTGATGAGGTGCTTGGTGTCGAGCGTCTTTGCAGTCTTGTGCTCAAGAATGTACAGACGACCCTCACGCTCGACGATTGCGTCGACGTATCCGATGAACGTGCACCAGCTGAACTTTCCATTGGGATTCGGGACACGAACCTCGACCTTCAGCTCGCTAGCGACTGGGGTGAAATCGTCGTTGGGGGCGACCTCTTCGAAATAGTACTTGAGCATCTGACGACCCATGAACGAATCCTTGTCAAAACGCTCAGAATCGCCACCTGCAGAAAGAACCTCCGTAGCCGCCTCAGCGACCTTGTTGTCGTACATGGCCATAGCCATAGAAGCACGAACGTTAACGTCCTTGTCGTTGTTCTCGAGAGAGTAGAACTCTGCGAGGGACTCGTGGACAAGCGAGCCCAGCATCAGTGCGGGAGCCTTGTCGTTCGCGGTCAGCTGGTCGACGTAGCGATACTCGTACTTACGAGGGCAACGCCTGAAGCAAGCGAGACGACTGTTGCTTACGGTAATCACTGATTTTACCTCCTTCTTCTCAAATTAAGGTGAGCAATACAATTGGGTTATATAACCCTTCAATTAGATATTAAGTTTTATTCATGATCACCTCTCCCTGTCTGTCGTCATTGTTCCAATATTATCCTCCATTTTCAGAGGAAAATATGCAGAAATTTAAAAATTTATTTATTCGTAGCAAGAACTGCGCTTTTGATGTTCGAGATGACGGTATCCACGGTCACTTCTTTGTCGTTGATGTAGGCTTCAATGGTCTCGTCAACGGTGTCTGCAGTGATGAGCTTATAGATGTCTGCGCCATGGATGTCGTTCATACGAGCGTAGATTCTGTCCTCAGCCTGAGCATTGTCGTCAGGCGTCCATGCTCGGTCTGTGAAAATCATCTTGCTGGCAGCTGTGAGCGTCAATCCCGTTCCAGCTGCACCGATGGTGGCAATGAACACCTTCACCTTTGGATTGTTCTGGAATAGCTTCACAGCCAATTCACGTTGCTGCTTCGGAGTCTCGCCTGTGTATGTGACACATCCGTATTTTCGAAGTGCACGCTCAACGGACGCTACGACCCTAGCCCAGTTGCTGAAAATGACGACCTTCTCGTCTTGCTCAACACATATCTCCTGGACCATAGCTTCGAGCGTCTGAATCTTTCCGCTTGGTATAACCGTAGAGAATGCAGTCTCTGTCAAGCAATTGGCATCCGTGGCAATCTGCCTGAGACGCATAAGCCTACTGACTTCAGCAGGAGCGGTTACGAATACATTGTTCTCAACCTCAGCCACATACTCATTAAGCATCTGGGTATAGATTTTGGACTGCTTGTCGCTCATGCCACACTTTATGGTGTGGATGCGCTTAGGAGGTAAGTCGTGGATAACGTCGCATTTCCGTCTGCGGATCATATATTGACTGAGCTCACGAGACAGTAGGTCGAGGTTCTGGTAGCCAGACGCCTTCTTGCCAAAGTAAGTCTGTTCGTAGATGACGTACGTAGGTATCCAACGCCAGAACGAGCTGTACTTCTTCTTGTCGATGAAGTGTAGCAATGCCCATACGTCTGCAGGATTCTCTCGCATGGGAGTACCTGTCAACAAATACAATTCGCGACTGCGATACGACAACTTGTTGACTATGCCGTAGTTCGTGGCGTTGCCAGCCTTGGTACGAGCCTTGTGAGACTTGCACCTGTGTGCCTCGTCAACGATTAGAACGTCCCATCTGCGGTCACACAGAACCTTGGCATTGCGCTCAAGCCGAGCTGCCTCGTAGTGGATGATGGTCCAACGGGACGTTCCAATCACTTGTTTTCCATCATATACTTCGATGTCCTGACCTTGTCCCAGTAGGTCGCAGATCTCAGCTCTCCAGTTGTTCTGAAGCCCATTCAGTGTGATTATCAAGATATGTTGGTTAGTCTTCTGGGCTGCAGCTGCTATCGCCTGTATGGTTTTCCCTAGACCCATATCGTCTGCGAGGATGCCTCGCTTGAGTTTACGGAGACCTTTGGCTCCCGCTTTCTGATATGGAAGGAGTGTCTTCCCCATGCTAAACCTCCTTCACCCAAACAGCATACATCGTGGTTCCACCTGCGAAGAAGTCATTGATGTCCTCAGAAAGCTCAATGGTATCGACTGTATTTGTGTGGACCTGATTCGATACGACTGTAGCTTCGATCGACGAACCGCGCTTAGCATCAATGCCACACCAGATCGACACCTTTGTTCCGATGGGGAATCTGTTTGTGGCACATGTGCCCTGTTCGGTAAGAGACGTGTGGTAGAATCCGTTCATTTTTGAGTACCCGTCTGGTGCAGCTTGGGTATCGTAAACGGTTTCGGCTCTGCTTATCAGTTGAGTTTTGTACGTGTCTGACTGCTGATGCGGGAACATTTGATTCCAAACCCACATTACGAGAATCGATACTACGATTGCCATACAGATTTTCTTTAGGATGTTTTTCATGATGAATCCTTACTGAGGAATAACTGACCCAGTACTGAGGAAGTACTGGGTCAGTAAGATGGACTAGTTCAGGTCGAGGGTGAAGTCCGCAGCCTTCGAGACGATACGATTGAACTCGACAACATAGGTGACTTTACCAGTGTACTTGTTGTTTTTACGGACGATGCGCTTGATGTCCTCGACCTTGGTGCGCTTGTAGCCACGGTGAGCGCGAACCTTCTCAATAACCTTTTCGGGAGCGATGGCGCTCTTGGTGTCGTCGTCCATGCTGTTGATAGAACGAGTGCAGCTGAGTTCCTCTGCAGCTTTAAAAGCCTCAGCGTCATCTGTGTAGACAAAGCCGTTACGATTCCTCATGCGATACCAAACGTGAGACTCGACAACCTCGCCGTCTTTGTTCCAAAGAGTCCTGGAGCTGTCGTCAGCAAAGTCCTGCTTGTACTTAAGGACTTCAAGAACTTCGATGTCGTTCCAGTCCTCACATTTATGAAAAACGCGAACACGGTAGGTGATGCCGTCCTTAGTGAGGTCTGCGCTGAAATCGTTACCCAGAGAATCTCCCCTAGTACCGAAATTGAAGATGAAACCGTTTGCGATGAGCTCGTTGACCTTGGCAGTGGCGATAGCGGCGATATCGTTCATGTTCTTGACGTTCTTCATTGTAGACTCCCTGTCGTAGTTGTCGAACTTCCTGACGACGTTATTATCGCTCAAGATTGTTCAACTTCTATCGAGAATTCGAAAAATATTGAAAATATTTTTACATGAGGTCGTCCCAACCATCAAAATTTATGTCTCGTTTGTCTATCTCTTGGAGGATGTTTGGGTCAATATCTATGCCACCAGACTTCTTCTTGTGTGATACGCCTTCGACATCAAACGCCATAGAGATTTTTGATATCTCGCTTTTCACGTACGATTCGAATCCTAAGTCGTCATTGAGTTTGTGCTCTATCAGGAAAATATCATATGATTCCGATGCAGACAAATCGTCTCTTATGCGGTTTGTCCAAGTCGACATAGCTTCTGCTGGTCGGTAGCTTCCGACTTCTTGGATGAATTGGACAGCATACCTTCGGATTTCATCGTCCACTTTCAGCCACGACATTGCAAACATCTTGAGCGTAGCGTCGTCTCCGTCAACATACTTCCATATGCCACAGCCACGACCCTTAATCAGGCGACCTTCACTCACCAGTTTATTGATTATTTGAAGCGCTGTCTGCGGAGTGACATTCGTGAATTTCACAATCCCTGTGACAGACACAGTATCTGCATAAGCAGAGAGGTACCCTTCAAGCATAGGGTACTCTGTCTTCAAGGCTTCGAAAGTATTTCCAGACAATTCCTCGATGTCTGCGTTCTTCCATCCAGTGCGAGCACAATCAATCATAAACTTGTTAACAGATACTCCATTTTTGTCTGCTGCAGCGGCTATCTTCTTCCAGACGCTGCCGTTTGCTTTGATGGCGATGCTGTACCTGCCATTGTCCTTCATCTCGTGGATTTTCATATTATTCCTTTCTGTCGGAATCGTACAACATTCATATTATCGCTCTGTTTTCACGCAATCTCATTGAGAATCACGTATTTTCTTCTAAGGATAGAGATATTCTCTCTCTCTCTCTAGGTTAACGTCAATCAATTTTTCAAAAGGTGAAAACCGATTGAGTGCTTCCAATCGCCCACGTGATTTTCTATAATGAATCATACCTAAGAGAACACTAGATTCGAAGGAGGAGAGAGAGAAAGAGAATCTCTCTCTCCTCAGGCAAAAATACGTGATTCAGAATAGAAAAAGAAAACCTCTCAGGCACGGCAAACACCTGAGAGGTACACAACCGCATATGCGGGATGTGCGTCTATTCTAGTACGAATTGAACAGCTTCAATAGCCTTCGAGATGCCGACGGTGCCAGCGGTGTACTCGTGGTTGACCCAATCTGTCCAACCGTAGTCTGCAACGTGGACACGATACTTGAGATTCTTACCAGTCGTGTTCGAGATCACATTGACTTCAAGAGCTTCAGCACGGAGAGATTCACCGACAGTGCCAATGATCGGGTCATTGGTAGAGCTTCCTTCTCCACTTGAAGTCCCCTTCTTAATGCCAGACCATGTCTGCCAGCCCTTGTCCTGAATGTGAAATTTGACGCTGAGCTCCAATCCTTCTGGAGGAGTGATTTTGATCGCTTCAAGCTGCTTGCCCTTGCCAGTTGTGCCAGCGATCTGACCGTCTCGCACAGAGTCTAGCCATCCATAATCTGCAACATGTGCGCGATATGCAAAACCTGAATCATTAACGGGATTGCCAGCATCCTGAGGATTCTTGTCCTTGCCTGAATCGTCGCTAGCCGCGCCTGTCATGACATCGTACCAATGCTGTGCTCGCTCCATATAGCGATCGTGGTAGCTCGTGCCTTCCTTAAGTGGTCCAGGACAACTGGTAGCTGCAAAATAGCAATGCGGGAACACGTTCTTCAGCCACTCTGGACGTCCGAGCTTGTAGTACTTGCAAATTGCAGCACACAAATGTGCACCATTCTCGATGCAAGCGTCTGTCATCGTGTTGCCTTGGTTCGCATGCTCGATACCGATGCTCTTTCGATTCGCAGTACCGTTGCTAGCATGCCACGCCATATCGCTGTCCCACACCAGTTGCCCGATGCGCCCAGAGGACTCAACCTGATAGTGCGCAGACGCCTCACGAGTTTGCCAGACGTTGTAACATCCCTCCACGGTGAGGTCGCCAGCATTGTAGTGAATCACTACGAATTCAATGCCGTATCCTCCACGCCCACGAGTGAAGTGTTTCGTGAGAATCTTGTTCACGTCCGCATTGAGATTCTCAAAATCCATTACTCGTTCACCTCACCAGAACACTTGATGTTCCCCTTGAGATAATCTCGTGCGAGAGCAGACTCACTATCAGACGTACCGCTGGTGGTCGGGTCGGTAATGCAAGCCCACAGACTCACGATCATAGAGACCACCACAACGGGATTTTGGAGTCCAGAGACAATGGTCTCTCCGAGCTTGACCCAACTGGTCATATCCTCCCACTGGGCACCAACGCCCACAATAAGCGGGAGCACGATAGCGCAGACCACCTGTGCCCAGAAGACAGGATTCTTCAATCGTACTACCCAATTGATATTCAACATTTTTCCTCCTAACAGATCTTTTCTTTTATTTCGTCGATACGTTTCCATATCGTAGATCGATCCTCTTCCAACTTTATGAGTCGTCGCTCATGGTCAGACATCATATTCTTTGTTTGACGCAATTCAGCTTTGATGTCGGCGACGTCGCTGCGCATTTCCTTGAGATTCTCATCAATGCGGACGATACGTTCACGCTCGTCGCCGACACTTTTGGTCTTGCCTGAAAAAATGGCGTACAAGACTCCTGCAAATGAGGCTATTCCAAAAAGTAGATAGAATGCGTCGCGTAGCGGGATATTAAAATCTAGCACGCCATCTCCCATTTGTTTTACTTGTACGAGTCGACAAGTACCTTAACCTCAGCCATGCAGTTCATGGTCTTGGTACGCTGCCAATCGTAGAATTCCTGCAGTTCGTGTGACATATCTCCGTGCTCAGAACGATGATTCGTCATGATGCGAGTCATCTGGTTGTAGAGCTTTTGATAGTGATCGAGTTCAGTGCGAGCTAAAGACACGTAAACGTCTGCCAGCTCTCTGTCCTCGTCCTTCAAGTGAAGCGCACACTGAGCGTATTCACGAGCACCGTCAAGCTCATCGTCCATTTGTTCGAGCAGCATAGAAACGTGCCTCATCCTAAGCCACCTTCACAACGATTACGTTTGCCACTCGGACAGACGTAGCATTCGCGCTCTTGAAGTTAAGCGTAGCCGTAGGAGTGTTCTTAGGAACGGTTACAATGGCGTGAAACGCCTGAGAGACATCGTCTCCCACAGTTGCTACCGTATCGAGCGCATGTGCGCCAGGAACAGCGTTACCGTTGCGGAACATCTGAGTCTCCTGGACGCCAGCGACCGTAGCAGTGTACGTGAAGTTCGCCAGAATCTCATACACGCCACAGCGATTAATGGTAATGTTGCTTCCATCGCAGCTGATGCAGTTGTTGGAGACTGTAGATGTGGGAAGAGGCACGTTACCATTCGCAGAAACTGCAGCTGGAGTGGAACTGTCATAGACGAAACGTCCGATGGTCTTAACACCCATTATGGGCTCCTTTCACGCCTGGAGGCGAGGACTTGCGTCCTCGCCTACCCAGACTACCGAAGATAGACGGCAATAGCTTAGAACGTGGTTCCGCATCCGCACGCATTAGCGTTGAAGTACGGATTGTACCCAGCAGTAAACGTGGTGGAGTTAGGATAGCGGACAACGCCACAGAGAGCAGACTGAAGCTGCAGCTGGTTCACCTGACCCTGGAGAGCCTCAATCTTGTCTTGCTGGATGGCGTCGAGCACCTTCTGAACAGCAGCAGTCGTGTTCGCATTGATGGATGCGGTGTTCTGAGCCGCATTGTAATTCACACCATCAATGGCACGCTGAGTCTCACAGCAGCACGTAGCAAGCTGCTGAGAGATGGCTGCGGCATTGTTAGATGCCTGCATCTGGAGGTTCGCCTGTCCGAGCGCGACCTCCTTGCCGAGCTGACCGATGTTGCCCTGCAACTCATAACCGAGATTGCAGATGCCGTTGCCGAGCTGCATAGTCTGCTGAACGTTCTGGTCAGACAGACGTCCAATGGCATTCTCAAGGTTGTTAAAGTTCATGGCATTGCACAGACCTGCCTCAGTGACAGGCTCGCCATTCGCACCACCACCTCGATTCCAGCCAGCACCGAACATGAACAGGAACAGCACGATAATCCACCAGGCACCGTTGCCGCCCCAGCCATCGCCGTCATCGTTGCCACGAGTGACAGCGGCGATGTCAGACAAGCTCATGTTTTCCATTTTGTTCTCCTTTCGTAGAACCTTACTATGTCCATTCTCTGCGCAGAATGAATGGCTTACTTAATGCCAAGAACCTTGGCTATTTCAGACGCCTGTTGCTTAACAGCGTCAAACTCCTGCTGAGTTATTCCTCGCTCCTTGATAAGTTGCTCCACTTGAGCTTTGGCTTGCTCGGGAGAAGTCGTCTTGATAAACTCCATTAAGTGGGACATTTGAGACAGAGGGGATTGCTGCTGGGTCGACCCTAGGTTTGGGTTGAGCGGGCTGCTGGAATTGCCCAGCGCGTTGAATAACTGATTCATATTGCTCCTTCAGTTGCGCTGACAGTTGTGCTGAGAATTGTTCGAACTCTTGACGAGTGACGTACTCCTGGGGAGCTTCAGCCTCGACCTTTTTGAATTCAAACTCAGAGACAGTCGACACGCCAGTAATGTCCGTCTCCTTCAAGTAGAATCGGTCTTTTTCCTTGTCCATCAGGAGAGCCTTCGAACCGAGCGGAATGGTACAGTTCTTAGCTTCTTCAATTCCGCTGACGAATCGGACTCCTTGAATTCCTTGCTGACTCTGCTGCATAGGTGGAGTCTGCGATTGCCAATTCGGAGGCGGAGTTACACCTCCCCAGGGGAACGGATACTGACCCATGCCGTATTGTTCATACATGTCGTTCTCCTCTCTGATACAGCTCAGTATTATTATCCCTCAATTCGCGTCAGAATACTTTTGTTGCTCCTGTGATAATACACCTTACATTCGCGGCTTTTGAGAAGCCCTGCCAGCTCCATGCTCTGAAGGTAAAGGCTTTAGCGTTCTTTAAATTGAATAGACCATTAAGCTCGATCGCTCCGCCTTCTTCTCCAATGGTTCCAGACACACTATAAATTACAGGCATTGACGGCATAGTAGAGGGGAAAGGTATACTTATTAGGTCTCCAATGTTGAAAGCCCCTACACTGCCTGTTGAACGAACAACATGCTCATCTTCATACACAGCGATGACAAATCCATTCTCGAATTTAATCCATCGCCATCCTCTGGTGTCGTGGGTGTACGAATGACCAAATTCAACACAACCATTATGAAGCATGTCATAGAAAGTGGTCATTAATACAGCGTCACCATTACCGCCTGCAAGTATTCTATACACGTCAAGAGCGAGGACTCCGTCTTCGTATTTATTTGTCTCGTTATGTAGATATACACCAGAATTGTTTTGAGATGACGTGCCTGTACCTGCGACTATGCCCATCAATTTTTTACCATGAATGTTGATGCCTGCATTTGCGTTATCGGCAGAAGATGCTACAGGCTCAATCCATCCTCTCGTACCATACAGATACACTCTTGAATCGAGGCTCTCCGTACCGAGGTATACTGTCTTAGAATTGAATACGATACCACCGTTTGCTGTCAAAACCGCATCGTCATCTGTCAGCGTAAGATTCGCGAGATTGTTGCCTACGACAGATCCATTGCTTCCTTTCAGACCGACCAACTCGCCAAACAATGCCAAAACGGATGAACTGGAAGACGACACTGTGCCTATCTCGCCGAGCCCTCCGCACATGCGAATAACAGATGTCTGTGAATTCGAGCCAAGACCGATCTCGTTAGACTTGAAAAATGCCGTCTCGACTCCACCTTGACGGATGTGGAAACCGTTTCCATCGATTAAGATATTTGGTCCAGTGGTGGCATCATTCGGCTGAGTCGTAACGTGAGCGCCACTGCTGTCTGTCCAGAAGTAGTAATTAATCTTTTCGACTTTGTTTACGGCTTCATTCGCAGTCTCGTTCGCCCCATTAATCGCTTTGGCGAGTACGGGGTTGGTGGTCGTGACCGTATTGTTGGTCCACGTCACCTGCGAGCGTGTCCAAATGTATTTCCCTTCAGACCACTCAGGTTGATTTGTGCTCCACGATCCTCCACTTTGTGTAGCGCTACTGGTGGACAGATAATACTGTTCTACAACAGCCTTAACGCCGATTCCCGTATCACCTTTTGCACCATCGGAACCAGCTGCTCCGTCAGCACCTTGCCGGCTTACAGAGTACCCGTAAGACACCGTAGAGTCTGTATACGTAAATTGGGTGCGAGTCCAGAGATACCAGCCTTCTTGCACACTAGGAATGGCTGTAAGCCACTCTCCCGTGGGGACTGTAGTGTTCGATTGCGACGATTGATATTTGACTTCAGTAGAGGCTATTCCCCTTCCAGAAGTCCCGTCTCTGCCTGCTGCACCCTGAATGCAAGTCGGGTCTGAATATGAAGTACCCTCAGAGGTATACGTCACTGTGCGCTGCCACATGTACATACCTTCTTGCCATTCTGGTGCCGTAGTGGACCAACCAGACTCAGGAGGCGTCGTCTGTGACTCTCCGAGAGCATACTCGACGTCAACGGATTTTATGGCTGCTTTTGCGAGCGATTTGGCTTCATTTGCATCTGCCTGTATCAGGTCTCCCCATCCAGCGACTCCAGTGACAATAGGATCTGTGCCGACAATTGTTACGATCACTCTCTGACCTTCTTGCACCGAGCATGTGCAAGGCAGTTCTACCTCTTGAGATTCGCCAGACGTCAAGCCTAGCATATCAACGGTCACCTTGCCGTCTAAAGAGGACGACTTTGCTATGCCGTAGCTGGTTTTAGTATCTGTAGGAGATTTTCGCGATATAGTCCCTTGACCGAAAATAGCTTTACCAAGATCGATGTCATCGTTTTCGATAGACATTATACCTCCTTTAGAGTCATTTTTTGAGTGCCTTGCATGCAGTTTATATCTACACTTTTAAGCAGGACATTCCTATCTCCTCCTGCACCAATATATCTGAAAACGTCTCCGTCTCTAGTCGGGAAATATAAACTGTCGACGTTCCATTCTCTAATAACAGTATCGTTTTGCAAGAGCGTTTTTGCTTTTAATGCTGCTGCCTCAGACGTATTTGGACTTAGTTCCGACACTTCTTGGAGTTCGACGTAGTTGTATCCCCTCCTGGAAGGGTGAAGAAGCGAACCAGACGGCACCATAGCCCATCCTGAAATTTTCGTGTCTCCGCTTCCAGAAGTCACCAAAACTTCTCCAGGAAGTTCAGACTCGTTCGAAGTCTCTTGAATCTGATTCTGGATAAGCATAGATCTCGGGTCGTTTTCGTCAAGAACTACGCTCGGTGTTTTATGTGAAGGAGACACGTAAGCCCTTATGGTGACGTATCCATATCCGTCTACGCTGTATCTGCAATTCGCCAAATCACAGAGCTCTGAAACGGTTGACAATAGATTCTCTCCGATAGTAAACACCTTTGCTGTAGAGAAAATGTAATCTGTGTATCCTGTGATCAACTTGTGAGGTCTTGAACAATAGCCCATTAAAAGGGATGCTGAACCAATAGCAGTACTACCCGCTCCACAGGTGAAATCCGTTCTATGAAGATCAACTTTCAGACCGTACAAGTCAGAAGAAAGCGTATATGTTACTTCGCATTCTCCTTGATACCAAATCGGAGATTTGCCCGTGACGAATCCAGTGAACAGGACTTCTTTATAACCCCATTCAGGGACTTCGTGAATAATTCTCAATTGAGAGTTCTCAATATACCCACCATCGCCCAGAGTTTTTACTGTGGCGCCAGAACGTGTCTCTGTGTAATATCCGTAAGTGAGATTAATTTCTTCGATGTCGGTCAAGTATCCTCTGGAAGACTCAAGATTTATTGGGTCTACCATTTCCACTTTCCAGACATCTGTACGGTTAGTGTTTTTCCAGTCAACAGTCATTACCAGGTCACCTCGTTTTGAGTGACTGAGACACTAGAGATGTGTTTTTTTCCTACATCGATAGAAAGACCTTTCACAGCCACTTGTGCCCAATAGCCTCTTGGAGACCTGAAAATCGCTTGTTTGCAATGAGCCAATGCAT